AAATTAATATTTATTATTAAAAATAAAAATAGCCGGGCATTATGTACCCGGCTAAAATTAGTTTATATAATTAAGAGCACCATTCACTTCATCATAAAAATAATTGTATTCTTTTAATATTTCAGATTCTCTAAAAACTTCAAACAGTTTTTTATTTATTTCTTCTGTGTTATATGTGTCTTTTTCTTTTTCATACATTTCCCGCGGCACGTTGTTCAGCAGTATTACGCTGTCTTCGGAAATTATTGTTTTCATTCATTATAATTTTCTTGTTATTTGTTTTTATTCTCCCGTTATCTCTACTTTTGCAATCCCGGTGTCTGGTGCTTCTGGGCGCTTTTCTTCTTCAATGCAATTATAATAGTCTACCGCTTCAAGCCAGCTTTCGAAGTCTGCTGCGTTTTTCTGTCCTGCTTCCTTTACTCTGTAAAATGCTTCTGGCTTTCCCTCTGCTTTCACAGTCGTAACTGCTGCCAGTTCCTTTGTTCCGTCGCAGGCAAGCAGTGTTTCTACTTCGTGTCCGTCCCAGCTGTCCGGGTCTTCAATTCTTTTTTTCATGTTCATTACCTTCATTACCTCCGTATTGAATTATATTGACTTTTTGTTAAGTACTATCGCTTTAACTGTCTTTATTATATTCTAATTTTAGAATGTTGTCAAGTGCTTTTGCTAGAAAAATTTTATTTTTTCCGCGTCTGTCGGCACGACCTCGATTATGTCGGACGGCTGGCAACGGCACATTATGCAAATTCGGTTTAACGTTTCTAATGTGATACTTTTACCCGCCTTAATATTTTGCATGGTCTGCCCCGACAGAAGCCCGTTTTTTTGGATTCGGGCTTGATTATATCCGCGCTCTTTTAGCAGCTCGAACACGTCTATTTTGTATTTTATCATTTTGCGCGCTCCTTTCCTTTTAATATATTAAAAATTGTACATTATATACAGCAAAATGTCAATAAAAATTATTCTATTTTTAGATAAAATTTCCTTGACAAAATATTAGATGGGTGCGATAATACTATTATCAAAAAGAAAGGGCGGTGATACTGCCGCAAAGGTATAAAAATATGGAATATTGGGAATTTAAAAACGGCATAACGGTAGAGGGGGACGGCTCGGAAATATTTTCCGTAAATTTAAACGGGGATTTTTTGGGGCGTATAGTTTGCGGTGATTATGCAGATTATAAAAATTGCGCCGCTGAACTCAACAGCGGCATTGACCCGATAACGGGTGGATGGGAAGACGGCAATGGGAATCCGTGCACGCTTTCCGGCTGGGGAAGTACAGAAGAATAAAAAAAGAAGCAAAAAGACTGCCGCGGGGGTCGGCAGTCTTTTTTTACGTGCTATATTAAATTGTCGGGCGGTTCGTGTTCCGCTCTGTAAGTATTATATAACTTAATTTTTTAAACGGCAACTATTTTATTAATCATAGCCGTTTTCGGCTTCTACATTTGCTTGCCGCCGTGCGACCTCTTGCAATCGCTTTTGCTCGTTTTCCTGCTGAATTTGGTGTAGCCAATTATTTAATTCTGCGACATCTTCCGGTGGGTCTGCTTTTGGCTGTGCCTGCTCCGGCTGTTCTTCTTTTACGGTTTCCGGCTGTGCCGTCTGCGGTGCTTCTGCTTCTAACTTTTCCAGTTCTGCCAATACAATGATATTTAAAAAACCATTTACAGTATAGCCTAGTGCTTGTATACGGTCTTTTGTGCCTTTGGGAAACCTACAACTAATGCAATCCCAATTATTTTTTGCGGCTTCGTTTTGCTTTTTTGCGCGCTCTCTTGCCTTTTCAGCTATTTCCTTATCTGTTTTCATTTTTTTATCTTCCTTTTTTAATATATTTGTGCTATTATAAATTGCAATACTATAATACAATATATATTGCAATATGTCAAACGGATTCGAGCTTATAAAGCAATTATAAATTGCAATTATTTTAAAATAATAATGCAATTATCTATTGCAATTGGTAAAAAGATGTGTTATTATAACAATGTCGAAAGGCAATATAAAAAAGGCGGTTCGCCCACAACCAAGAAACACGAACCGCCGCCAATCAAAAAAGAAAGGTAGCCCCATTATAACACGGGCAAAGGTAAAAAACAATGAAAAATCAAATTTTAGAAAAAATAGAAAGCCGAAAGGCAAAAAGCGCATGGGACAAAGGTGTGTTGCTGTATGCCTTCGAACTAGTGGAAAACTTAGAAGAGGAAACTTTCCCGGCTTCAAAATCGAAACTGGAAGAGCTTTTATTAAATGGTGCCAACAGTTGGAGTCAATACAGCTGGGGCGGCGGCGCTTTAATTTATGATTTCGACATAGCCCAAAGGCTGTGTACGCCGTCCGAGTTAAAACGCAAGAGGGGCGGAGAACTTGCACCAAACAGCCGCGAACAATGGCTAGATGTGCAAGCGCGAGCGCTTGCGCAAGCTGCGGATTTAATTTGCAGCTTAAATAAATAGCAGCAAGCGGCAGACGGTGCCGGGCTTCCGGGGTTCAATTCCCCGGCTTGCTTTTATCCGAATTTCGGATATAATAAAATAAAAAAAGGGTAAAAACCCGGAAAGGTGGGCTTATTATGTACACAATAGAACAGGCAGAAGAACATTTCCGCGAAAATTTAAGAAATTTAATAGGGGAATGGGCGACAGAAGAAAACTTTTACGAAAATTTAATCGGTTCTTTCGATTCGGAATATTTGGACGAGAACGGAAATAGTCCAGATTATTCAGATTATGCCGTAGAAACCGGCGATTTTAGGGATATTTCATATTCTAGCGCGCAAGCGTTGGAAGTATATGACGAAAATATCTCTATTACTATAGAGGTGGTATCAAACGAAAATGAATATCATGAAACTATATACAAAATAACAGATGTATATTAAAAAAGGGGGATACAATGGAACTTATTAATTTAAATAATGGCGACGCTGTCGCCATTGGCAAACTGCCGTATGGAACAACAAGAGATATACCAATTAAACTCGGAAATAAATTGTATTGCCTAGACGTGCAAAAGCAAGCAACGGGGGCATGTATCGACTTTTATCGTAGGGTAAAAGCCGATAGAAAAAAATATTCCAAATACGACCGGGAAGCCGAACTTGTAACGGTGTTCGTAAAACCCGACGCCGTTTTATCCCGAAATTTTTTTGGGAATATAAAAGAAATTAGCAAAGCCCAAGAAATTTACAGGGCATACAAGTATCTTTTAGAGGAATAAAAAAGCCCCGGAGAAATCCGGGGCTTTTGTGTGCGGCTTTTTGAAATAGTACTAAAACATATTTCAATACGCCACGCGTTACGGTTTATCAATGTGCCGCACACATTGCAAGCTTTTGTTTGAAAAATATAATAGCATATATACCAAAAAAATGCAAGGCTATTTTTATAGCTTTTTTTGTGTTATCTTAAAATATAAAAGGGGGTATTCTATGCCAAAAATGAAAAAATGCACCATTTGCGGCAAAAGCTTTTTAAGCTGCAACGGTGTAGAGGTCTGCTCCGCTGCCTGTGCCACTGAACGTAAGCACCGGCAGGACACCGCCGGAAATGAACGCAGGCGGTTGCAGTTATCCAACCAAAAAACAAGCCGAATTTGTCCAGTATGCGGTAAAACTTTTATGTCTGTGTACCGGAAATACTGCTGTTCAGAGTGCGCAGAAATCGCACGCCGCAAAAATTCAGCAGAAAACAACCGGGAATACTACGCCCAAAATCGAGATGCTGTTATACAGCGCGTAAAAGCTACGCGGGCAAAGCGCAAGCAGGAGCAACAGCTACCAAAATAAAGGTGTTTTGTCGTTGCGCTTTTATGCCGTTTATAGCCTTATACGGCTTTAAATGCCTTATATGGTTAGCTCTTTTACCATAGCAAAATAATAAGGCGACTGCGGGCATTTTACAAGCTTGCAGACATAAAAAAAATAGGTTTTCCATTCACCGAAGCAAGTCCATAGTTCATACTTTAGCACGTTAAAATAGTAAAACTTTTCGTGAATTCTGCCGGCAAAATTCGCTTAAAATCCGCTCAAAAATTGAGGATTTTTGAAAATGGATTGACCGGGCTGAAAATCTAAATGGACGGGGGGTTCAAAATTTTTCCGAATAAAAAATGGGCGAAAATTTAAAAAAAATAAAACTGCCTGCCGGAAACGTCAATCACTATTTTTAATTTTTTCATACCATTCCAAAAATTCGCCAAAGATTTTATCTTCTGCAATTTTCCGAATATTTATAGCTTCTTCTTTGCTTTTGTAGCGTCCTAAAAAATATTTTGTCTTTTTAAACATTATTTCTGCGCACCACCTATTCCTTGACTTATCAAACCAAACACCTGTTGTCCCTGATGTATTTGTTTTTCTTATTTTATTTCCGTTCAATTTGCACGGTGCAGTACCATAAGCGTATAATTTTTGAATGTTTTCGTTTTTTAAACAGCCACAGCTTTTTACTTTTCCGTTTTTTAAATCATCATAATGTACATCACATTCATTGCCGCAATCGCATTTACAATGCCATATTTTACATCTGCTTTTTGTATGGCTTTTTTGGTCGGTAACGTATACTGCAACTAATTTGCCAAAACGTTTATTTTTAATATCCTTATAATCCCGATGATTTCCACAATCCTTTACTTCGTTTCTTTGAAGATTTTGTTTAGTAGCAAGTCTTTTCTTCCCACACAGCAAACAAGTACATTCATAAAGTCTTCTATGATATGAATTGTACTGGTCCGTCAATTTGTCAGCTTTCAAATTGTTATATACTTTATCAATAATAGTAGTGTCTGCTTTCCTCGGCATTGTTTCCCCTTTCTCATAGAATTTAAAAATAGGAAGTGCCATAAGTTTCTACTCCTTTTCAATGCAGACAGCCGTTCCGCTCATTGTAATCATTAATGAAATGTCGCCGGTATTCCAATACGGCGCACAGCTATATGATATTCCAACTAAACCGTTTGCGCCCTTGTACAAGGCTTCTAATGCCATGTCGTTCATTAATTCATCTATAAAAGTTTGCACTTTTTCTGAAAATGCACTATATTCTTTTCCTGCGACCATCGCTTTAAAATTCATTGCATTTTTTAAATCCGTCATCATGCCTAAACTGTATAACGCAGTATCGGTTACGATTCCGCAATATCTGACAATTTTATATCCCACAAAATCAAATCCGGTTGTTTTCATGACGTCGTTTTTTGTGATTCTGCCGGATTTAATAGCATTAATAACAGCTTCTTTTCGCTCATTTTCTTCTTTTCTTTTCCGGTTAAGTTCTTCGATTTCTTTTTCTGCCTGCTTTCTGCACTCCTGCAATGCTTCTTTCTTAATTACGCTCTTGTACTTAAAGCTGTAATTGCAGTTAAAACAACGGTCAACGCTATCGCCTATCAGTTCTCCACAATTTGGACAAGTTTTCATACTTCGCTACCCCTTTATTGCGTTTTCTAATACTATACCATGTAGATAGCTTTAAATCAACTTTTTAAATCTTTTTCTTTTTGCAAATTCACACTTTCTGCCGTAAAGATTAATGATTTTGCTGTATACTGGCACTCTCCCAATTCATAAATCAATCGTTCTTTTGTCATTTCGGGATTTGTCCGGCGCACATATTCAAGAAGCTTATCTATTTTATCCATTACACTGCCGCTCCCCTCTGTATCCCTGCCATTAAATAATCAAGCAGATAAATCAAATCTGTGCCATATTTGCTTATCCAGTCTGCCATAAATTCTTCCTGTTCAATCGGCATACTCACACCATAAGAAAAGCAAAAACAATGGCATAGTTCGTGTGCTATTATTTTACGCAAATAAGCCCCTTTTGGCTTGTTTGATACATATATAGTCTTGTCGTTCCAATCGGTCACAGCAAGGCTTATAGAGCCGTCAGAACGTGTCAAATTATTGTTTGTGCCGTGAACAAATTCAATTTTCCACTCAATACCATTTATCAAAAACATATTTCACCTCAAAAAAAAGAAATCACCAGCTAAATATCAGCCAGTGATTTCTAAATTTGAAATTATTATTTTTTCATTCTTCAATTAACAAGTAATTAACATATCTTGTTGCTGTTTCGGCAAGTTCTTCACTGTAATCCAGCAAATTCAGCTTGTACTCCGGTTTGTGTCCGTATGCAACGGTATAAAGCTTTTCTACAAGCTCTAAATTGTGCAAATCGGACAGTTCAACAAGAATTTTGTGGTATAAAAATTTTCGTGTCCATTTGAATCGGTCACAGATTATTTTAAGTTTCCAGTTATTCTTGTTAAACCACTTGCCGCTATCCGGCTTTTCTACAATACCATAATGTTCAAGTGACTCTTTCTCCGGGATTGCCTGCCGTGATTTTTTCAATGCCTGCTCCATATCGTGGAAGCGTTTCACGTACAGGGCGGTAAAAACAATTCCCTTTTCCCCGGTAAACTTATTCGCAAGAAACTCACAGCCCATGCGGGTTACTTTATAACATTTGTTTTCTTTTCCGCTATCGTCTTTATATGTAGACGGAATAAAATAATCACTGACCACGAAATCGTGGTGAGTTAAAGTTTCAATAACTCCCTTTGTTTTGCCGTCTTTTGTACCCTCTAATTTTTCAAGTATCTTATAATGTTTCATTTCTAGCATATTTGCAATTTCTAATGTAGTTATTGTAGTATTTTTATTTATTACTTCTCCATTCATAACAGAACCTCCTAGCATGTTGGAACAAAGGTTCCGTCCATAATGCCAATCGCCAGTTTCATACCCGTAACTGCATAGAAGCTGTTGTTTTGAGCTGCACAAGTATTGAACAATTCTTCTAGTTCTTCATAAAGGCTGTCACTCAAGATTTCTTTAAGCCTATCCATAAATGGTTCAAAGATTTTAAAATACTCATCACCAGTTTCCGTATTTTCTATTTGATTCGTATACACTATTTGCAAAAATTCTTTCATAAATTATACCTACCTTTCAATTTTTTCTTGAAAAGAGATACTTTCTATGATAAAATATTTCACAGAGAGTTATCTCGGTTTTAGAGCAGTTGCATGACCGTCAAATCATGGGCAACTGCTCTTTTTGCTTAATTACTGATTTCTTCATCAACCTTGTTGTCAAGCCATTCCTTTTTAGTTATCCCTTTTTCAGAAAGTTTTTTTTCTAGCTTCTCAAACTTTTCTCTGTCAAGTTCAGCACTAAAATTTCTTGTCTTTTCTCTACGCTGTTTCATGTAATCAGCTCTGCTCTTAGGTGCGATTTTAACCACCTCCTTGTTACGAGTTACATTATATAATGTTACGTGTAACAAGTCAATGCCTTTTTGAAAAAATTTTTTAAATCCACAAATCACTAGCCAATATTTAGTTGTCAATGTTCAAGAAAGCAGGGACATTTCTGCCCCTGCCATTACATTATTACATTTTACTTACAAGCGTTGAAAGCTTGCTTTTCAGCATTGTACGTTCTTCTGCCGTCATGTCTGTAAGCAGTTCTGTAATATCGCCGGACAACTCTTTCATGTAGTTTTCAAGCGATTTCATCTTATGTTCTTTGTCCTCTGCAGTATTTGCTTTGTGCATTTCTTTGGTTTCTGTATAGTGCCGCTTCGCTTTATCATAGCCGCTTTCGGTCATATTCATGCCGCTTGTCGCCGGTTCTGTGTAATACATTCTTCCATAATTGCGGTCAATATCCCTGTCATGTTCCATTCCGCGGTACATTTCCGGTGTCATGTGGAAATACGGAGGTTCATCGTATCCCCGGCGCGTTCCTCTGCCTTTCGGTGCAAATCTGCCGTTTGAATAGCGGTAGTTATCATAAAATCTTCTGCCGTCACCAAGCCGCTCAAACATTTCCATTGTTTCATCTGCACTCGATTCTTCCATTGATTTCATCAATGTACGATAATACATTGCTTCTGCAAGGTCTTTCATCATATCTGTAACCTGTCCCATTTCACACGGGTCTATATTTTCAATTCCTTTGTCAATTTCACATTTGGCACATTCAGACAGTTTTTCAATCATGTCGTGCATTCTCATAATATCCATAAAACCGCCCCCTTATGCTTCCCGAACTGCAATTAAATTGCTGTTCTGAACTTCGATTGCCTGTGCAGATGTATTTTGTACCGCTGCCGTAACGCAGCAACCGCGTGGAACGTCTACATATGCCTGTGCCGAAACATTAAAGAAGTTCTCTACTGCCGCCGGTGTAACAATCATACGAGTTGACTGCAGCGGCTCACCGTCAATCGCAATAGCAAGAGAAATAGCTTCAACCGTTCCACCTGTCGGGATTTGAATATTCCCGGAATAAGATACTAAAAATCTTGCCCGGCACTGGTTTGTAAGTCCTCTCAATTTAACAATACCGCTTCCCTGTCTGTGCGTAATGCAATTTGAACCAGCAACCGGTGTTTCTGTAAATGCAACATCTTCTCCCTGCGCAACAGTTTGAAGTGCAATTCCTGTAAATTCTGCCATAAAATAATACCTCTCTTTCACAAAATAAAGGGCAAACTTTCTTGAAGTCTGCCCTGTCTTCCCGACATTGGTGTCGGGAACATTGTAATACTGCATTAGCAGACATAACCTTTTGAGTTTTATTCCGAGTGAAACTCGAAAAAACTCAATTTGATTAAGATACTTGATTATTTAGTAAATTAGCAGACGCAACCGCTATTGCAACCACAACCGTAATATACATTAGGGTTCGGCACCTGATATGCCGGAATCGGCGCCGGATTGACTGCATTAATAATCTGCTGTGTCTGCGAAGCCATTGCAGTAGTAAGTAATGCGCTCTGTCTATCCTGTGAAGCCGCTCTGCGTAAATCGTTGTTTTCTGCCTGTAAGCTGGAAATTTTCTCATTGCAGAGATAATCAAGAATGGCTCTTGTCCCTGCATTTTGGCTGTCGATAATATCTCGTGTATTACTATTCATTGTATTCTGTAATGCACAAGTATTCTGTGCCATGTTGTAATTTACGCCCTGAATGGCTTCTCTCGTTTCACAGCAACAATTAGCAAGCTGTGACTGCAAAGCGTTCTGTCCCTGCATTAATGTAACGTTTGTTGTGTTAAATCCCTGCTGTGTCTGATAACCTAAGTTGCAGATAGCGTTATCGACACCGTGGAATCCGTTCATAAGCGCGGTATTCTGTGTATAGAATCCGTCACAAAGTCCGTTTGAGATTCCATCAAGCTTTGACACGATTGACTGTGTATCAAATCCTCTCTGTAAATCTGCCTGCGTTAATGCACTCGTAGCATAAGGTGTTGCACCGCCATTTGCACCATTGCCACCCCAGCCGCCGTTGCCCCAGCCGCCAAAAATAGCAAAAAGAATAATAAGAACCCACCAGCCGTTGCCGTCGCCCCAGCCACCGTCATTTTTATTGCCCGTTACTGCCGCAATATCAGCAAGACTAGGCATTGCACCTGTGTTAAACATTTTGTTTACCTCCATTGAAATATATTTACAAATGGGATAACCGGTTATTATGTGCGCACAACCCAAAATGTACTAACGATTAAAAATACTTAAAACTCGCTGTTTTGCTTCATCGGTTGTAATTCCCTGTTCACGGCAAAGATTTTCTGCCAACATCTTCAGCCCTTGCGTGTCCCCGTTTTGGTACATCTGAATAGCATTTTTAGCCATAGGATTGTTTGATATTTGAGGATTGCTATTCATCATTTGCGAAAGGACCTGTTGCGGATTGCCGCTTTTTATTAATCGAATAAGCTCAACTGGATTCATTCATCTTCACCCCCACCGTCCTGCTTTGGGCTATTTTTTGATTTAGCCGTGCTTTTTGCCGATGTTTTAGTCGTCATAAACTGCTCAATTTCATTCAATCTATTTTCCAAACTATCAAACCTGTTCATTAATACCTCTGTGCTTTCCTCTGATAGGTCAAATTTTGATTTTTCTGTGCCGCCCATAGAATTTACCGCTGTATTGTTTGAAGGCTCTGTATAAGGCTTATACACAATCGTTCTGATTGTTCCGTCTGCGTTCCAACCTTTTACGTAGATTTCCGTCAAATCCTGCTTTGGGAAAAAGGCAACTGAACCGTCCATAGGCACATCATTTGCGGTAATATTTTCAACTGCCGCTACAATCTTGCCGTTTATGCCGATTACCTGCTGTTGTTGCTGAAATTGTGGAATCTGCTGTTGAATTTGCGTATCCGGCTGTTGGTATCTCTGCATATTTGCCATAGGATTGTACTGATATGCGGCATATCCCGGATTATAATTCATTGCCGGTTGCTGATACGGATTGTTTATCTGCATTTTTGCTGTCCTCCTCTAAAACATTTTCAATCGCATGGATTATGCTTGACTGAACTTGCAGAGGTAAGCTTTGCAATTCTTTTCTTGCAAAAATCTTCTCTAAAACTTCGTCTGAAAACATAAGCACTTCCTCCTTACACCTACATTGTTGCATAAAAAAAGAGAAGAACGTTCTCATGTTCTTCTCATATTTGTGTCATGCCACGGCTGTTTATTCGGTTGTATGTGTGTACGCTATAATTTACACACCATTTACACACTTTTGCCGTGAAAATATGTGATATTTTGTGAAATTTTATAATTTCTTCAACCTCGCTAAAAAAGCGGGCTTTCGGCTCAACCGTGCGGTTTAGCGCCACTCGTACGGTGTGCTTTGGTACACGTAATAGTTCTACCAGTTTCAACATAAAATTACCCACGAAGCCGCTTATTTACTGGATTTCTTTTTGGAATTGGTGTGTAAGTTACACACTATTTACACACTAACATACTTTCAATCCAAAATCTATTACATTATTCCTATCATTTTCAACGATACGTTCAATGTCATTTGCAGATTTTTCTTCTGTTACGTGCGTATATAAATCCATTGTCATTTTAAGTGTTGCATGACCTAAATATGATTGAACAACTTTCGGCTGTATTCCAACTTCAAAACATCGTGTGGCAAATGTATGTCGGAATGTATGCCCACTAAAAACCGGAAATTCATCTGCAAATTCTCTTGTAAGATTAATCTGCTCAACAATTCTTTTAATTGAAGCAGAATAAATTTGAGAATTTATCGGTGTATTAAATTTAGTAACAAATAAAAAATCATTCTGCTGTTTAGGCCGTTTCTTACTAACAACATCTTTTAATGCAAATTGCTTTTCAAGATATTTGCGGCATTTGCGATTTATAGGAACTTTTCTATAACTCTGTTTCGTTTTTGGCGGTTCGATATGAAATGTTTTGCACTCATCGTCAAGATATTTTTGATACACCAATGTTTTATTAACATTTATGTACCCATTTTCAAAATCAATATCTTCCTTTGTGAGTGCGAATAACTCTCCCGGTCGCAATCCGGTATTGACGGCAACGTTGTATAAATTGTCATAAAAAGTGCCGGCACAAACTTCAAAAAATATATCTTGCTGTTCAAGTGTTAATGCTTTTGCATTAATCTCTTTATTTGCTCTTAACTTAACGCCCTTTGCCGGATTCCTTATCATCAACTCATCTTCCATTGCCCTGTCAAACATATCAGACAAAATGACTTTAATTTTGTTTTGACGTTCATATTTATATCCACTGTCATTGGCAGTATCAATAAGTTGCTGTATATCCGATTTGACAAACGAATTTATCTTGCCATTTCCCAAAAAAGGTGATATATTTTTATTGTAGATATGAGTGTATTCCCTAAGCGTGTTGGGGCGTACACTTTTCTTTTTATATAATTCTACCCATTTTTTAAACCACTCATCAAGAGTAATTTCATTACGGATACTGAATAGATTTTCGTTGTCAGCAATTGAAATAGCAAGTTCTTTGCGTAAATCAGATAACTTGCGATTGTAAATCGTCTTTACATTTCCGAATCTATCTTTGTACCGACCTTGATATGCTCCATTTTTACGCTGAGTAATTCCTGCTCCCAATTCTTTGCCTTTTAAATCTTTTCCCATGTATATAGCTCCTTTCAAAAAAAGAAGCCGTGGCATAACAATCACATATTACTACATCACGGCTCATATTTCAACGTATGATTATATTTCTCTTGTTTTATCAATAAATTTTTCAAATTCCCTACGTTTAACAAGGCATTTCCCTTTGCCTACAAAAAAAGCAAACGTACAGCCGGGTTGATTCAGTAATTCTCTAATTTTATTAAGCCCAATGTTGCTATATTCTGCTGTTTCTTCAACCGTCAACAATGTTTTCTCCCAAATTGGGATTGTTTTATTCATGTTATCAGTCCTTTCTATTTTGTTTTTTATGTCAACTATGCGGCGAGAAACTGTGGCTTTTGATAATAATATTTTTTGACTTATCTGTTCCAAGCTCTTGCCGCAAGCTAACATTTTAAATATTTGCATTTCCTCTTCTGTAAAGTTGGCATTTTCGATAATTTTTTCAAGTTCCGGCTTAGTTAATTCCGAAAAATTCATAAGCCGTTTCCTTTCAATTATTTGTTTTTGCGCTCCGGGCATTTACCAGTATGGTTTTTACAACCGTAAATTGCCGCGCCTTGCTTATTTGTGCCTAAATAAAACTTATGCTTGCATTTATCACAGCCTTTGTCAGTTGCGCTATTTATGTTCATTTTTAGCACCTCGATTCCATTTAAAAACCATGTTATTGTCCTGTCGCCAGTATGTATTATCATGTGGGCTTTTTAATCCATTTTCACGGCATTTATCCCAACACGATTGACACAACTGCCCCGTTTCGCGGTCTATAGGATTTCCACAGTGATAGCACAGATTATTAGCTTTGCGATACTCTTTTATATCTATTTTGTCGTAATATTGCTTTCTATGCACTTGAGCGTCCTTTTTCAAGCATATTGCACATTTGGCTTTAGGCTTTGCCGCTGGACGTTTACCACAACGAGTACAAATGCCTTGTTCTTTTCGTTGTTGGTACAGCGCCCGCTGCTGTTTTTTGAATCTCTCATTGTATTGTTTTTGTTTTTCATCGGATATGGGATTGTTTGCACGGTATATAGCTTTTCTCGCTAAACATTCCGGGCAAATATGTTCATCGCCAAAAAGTTTGTTTTTTTTGCATTGCGGACAAATTTTGTATTCTTTGCACCACTCACGAAATTCTTTTTCACGTTCGTTATTTTTCTTTAAACAATCCGAACAGTAGTAACCAGTTCTGTCAAGCAGCTTCCCACAACATGGACATAATCCATTTTCTTTGCGTCTTATGTAACAATTGTGACTAATTTCTTTTTGCGTTAATGCCATTTTTTATTTCCTCAAACTATCCTTTAAAGCTTCAAATTCTTTCGGCGGTTCTGAATATACTTCTACGGCTTCTGTATTGCTCATAGACAGCTTATTTTCGCCCGAAAGAAGATTTGTATTATTTTGGTATTTTTGCTCGATATGAGCCTTTAGTGAATTTTGATTTACTTTTTCGATAAGTTCCTGAATTTCTGCCGGCACTCTTTTAATTTCTTCTGCCCGGCTTGTAACGCTTCTGTAAGTTTTAATAAAATTGGACTGTATTACGGTTTCAATCGCTTTGTAATCGGACGTTGCCCAATTTCTTAGATTATCGGGATTCCCAACAGCTTCTTGAACGGTCGGCGGAAGCCTTGAAAACTCCTCAACTGCACCATATGTACCATTCCGCAACGCTTTACTCACTAAACTCCATGCTTCCATTTCATTCAATTCCTGCGGCTGTGAAATCATTTGTATTTTTGCTATCAGCTCTCCTATACTCGGCGCAAATCCGCTTGTATCCGATGTTACGTAAGCTTTTAACGCAACAGAAATTTGATTGTAGTTGTAATCCTCTAACATCATGCACCACACGTCAACCGTTTCTGAAATATTGTTCGGCTTATAATTTGGATAGCTGTCGCACATAATCCGAATGATTTTGACTGTTTCTTCTCTTGTCAATCATTGCCACCTGCCTTATACATTGTCCCAATCAATAGTACCCTTGCTGAAATTTTTATTAGGTACTATATTTTGGTTCAAATAATTTTCAAATTTTGTTCCGAACAAGGTTTCCGGTCGCAAATATTTTTCCATATCCGTACCCAACCATTCGCCCGCCTTTTTGTCTATTACCTCGTAAAAATCAGATTCTTTATACCCGTCTTCTATCCTTGCGTGTATATGCCGTTTTGTTGCCTGTGTATTGTATCTGTATTTAGTATTACACCTCTTATTCAAGTAGTCGATAACATTCATATACACCGTATTGTTTTCCTTTTCATTTGCATTGTCGGGCAAATTGGTATCAGATGTTTCTTCAATGTTGTGGTCTAATAATGGCGTGCCACTTCTGATTGAATCAATAATATCATTAACGTATTTTCTGAATTTTTCAGATTTAATCCGTTTTGCCGCACTCAATACTCCTGCAAGAACTTTTTCCGATTTATTCCAATTGTATTTGTACCACCGCAATATCAGTATCTCTTTCGTATTTGAATCGTATTTTATAACATTGTGTACTTTGTCGAACCGCTCAAGAAGCCTTACGATAGTGTCTTTACTGTAGCCTGTATGCCTTGCCATTTGCGAAAAATTCACTTCGTAGCACCCGCAGATATTCGTCTGCGGATTAGTTAAAAGGTACATGTAAAAATACTTGTCTTCCGGTGTAAAATCATCTTCAACTTTGCTATCCGTCCAAAATGCCAATTGGACATTTCGATATATTGCCATATTATCGCCCCTTATCTGTTATTCAAGTTCCGTTGCTTTGTTACTTTACTAAATCATTAATATTGATTCTAAATCCGTCAAATGTCTTGCCACCACTTCGGTTATATTCTGCGGTATAAAAAAACATCAAATTCCCCTCTCTGTCAGTTGCCATGCTTACACCGTTCCGTGTAAGGCTGGATTTTAACAGGTCAAGTAAGATTTGTATTTCGTGTTTTGTATCATCTGTCATAATCGGCTTTCCTTTCTTAAATAATCCATGTAGCCTATAGACTGTTCAAGTACATACACTGATATAGCATTTGTAAGTCTATCTAAAAGCTCTTCACTGTCTTTGTTTAAGTTGCAAGTATTTCTTACAACTTCACCAATCTGTGTGTACTGTGCCTTACCTTGGCTGTTTATGTATTGCGTTAAATCCATAACAGATTTATTTTTAATCTGTTTTCCTAAAAAATCAGTTATTTCAAACTGTCCATTTTTTGTCATGCCATATCCTTTCCTATCACTCAAATGCCCAGCATATCAGTGATATAGCCGCAACTACAAGTAGAAATGTAATAATCTGATGAAAATATACGGAAATCATCAATTTGCAAATCACAAATGTTCCTGTAGCAAACATTATTACGACTAAACCTCTTACGATTCCTTTTATTATGCTTTTGATTTTCATTTGCATTAATCCTCTCCAATTGGTGTGTCTGATTTCATCAAAATTTCTACAATCTCCTGTATTAAGTAGAATCTGCTCATGCGCCGATGACAGCCGTCACACTTGTCTTTCGGGCATTTGTATGTGTGTTTGTAAGCTCTGCACTGGTTATCTTTCAACTGAATCACCTACTTTCTTTGATTTTTAATCTACAGTTTCATACCTATCTTCGTGAAATTCTCTATCTTCTTCATTGGAATAGGCTCTTTTACAATTTGTACAAAATTCTAAATGTACCTCTATATCTGTGCTGTTTTCGTATCTACAGCCTTTACAATCATTCATTCTGAATCACCTGCTTTCAAGCATATCTGCCTTGATTAGCTCATAAATAATATCAAGATATGTCCTGTGGTCTCTGTATCGGCAATTTGCGTCTTTGTGTATTCTTGGGTCATTATCTTTCCAATCATTAACATCGAAAATCGCACTGCTCACAAAAAGCATTTTGCACCCCCTTGAAACGCAAAGATAATAACAACCATTCTTTCCATATTCGCCCTTACATTTCTTAAATCCGAATTTTTCAAATTCTTTGGCTTTAACTTTCGGAATTAGCATTGTTTTCACCCGCTTTCAGCAAATCCATAAATTTCTCATACTGCTTTTGTGACACCTTGTTATATCTCTTATCCTCTCTGATTTCGATTTTAAGGTGTTTTTCTGCAATGTGTGACAGTTCCTTTGCAAGATTCTTTCTGCCCTGCTGTATGCCGTCACGGTAGCCTTTAGACGGCTTGTAATCATCAATCTGTGCTTTTCCCTCGCCCTGTGAACCACTTGTTTTGTTCCTTAGCTGGTATCCTTTGTCGGCATAAGCCTTAATGTAATGCTGCTCCTGCTTATCAAGTTCGGATTTCGGAAAATGCAGAAATCCTATCTTCCAGCCACAAGGATTGCTTTTTGAGTACAATTTGTGCTTTTTGAGCGATAAATCAATATGCTGGAATCCGACAAGGTGTTGTGCAAGCCTTGTCAGAATATGTACAGCCTGCCCGATATAGGCATATTTGAATCCGTTTTCATCAATTCGTGTCAAAAAGTATATGCCGCTTTCCTCGTCAAGCTTTGAATTGACTTCTAATAAACGTTTTTTATTGTTCTGTTCAATCGCTTTTGCCTGCCTAATACTTTGATAATTCAAATTTCATCACTCCAATCTATCATTTGACCGCAATTATCACAATAACGCAAAAAATAATCTCCAAACGGGTTTCCTGTGTCCGTTTTTAAATCATATTTACAACAAGGGCAATCGAAACTGTTAGTATCATTTTCTATGGGCTTCTTTGGTATCCGCTTTTCAAGTGCCGCCTGGCATTCTTCCAAAGTCCCAATCTTGCGATATTGACGCCAATCACTTAATGCTTCAAAATAATTGCTTCTCATATCCTTTAATTCTTCCGGCGTGCCGATTGCACGGTACTGTTGTACTTTTTCAAGCGCCTGTATTGCAAGACCAGATGCTTCTCTTGATATGTTACTTCCAAATGGCATATCAATATTCTGCTGAAACTCTTTAATCGCTTCATTTTCTGTCATACTCACACCTCTTTAATTAAATGGTAATCCCTCATCAGCTACGCCATCTGGAATTGACATAAAACCGTCTGAACTAGCATTACCGCCCATAATTCCATTGTTATTATTGTTCTGCTGATTAGCACGACTTTCACAAAATTCATGTCTTTCAACAACACAATCATCAGTGTAGACTTTCTGTCCGTCCTTGTTAGTGTAATTGCCTGTCTGCCATCTACCCTCAACGATAATCTTAGTCCCCTGATGAAGATACTTCTCCGCAAACTCTCCATTCTTGCCAAACGCGATACAGTTAATAAAGTCTGCTGCCTGTTCGCCCTCTTTCTTAAAAGCTCTGTCAACAGCTAATGTGTACCTTGCTACTGCCATACTTCCGTTTGCTGTCTGCGAATATCTAACCTCTGGTTCTCTTGTTAATCTTCCACATAAAATCACACGATTCATTACTTTTCCTCACTTTCCACCTTTTCAAATCTATATTTCTGTGTTGCGTTCGGGTATTTTCCCCTGTCAACTTCACTCATAAACATTTCGATAGGTCTATTCCAAATCGTACCCTCATATTCATAGACAACTGTCAATTCTTCTGTTTCAGTATGCCTTGATATGCCTATCACTGTTACAATTTTACCTAACTTAAAATGTCTGTATTTCTCACCTTTCTTAGGTAAAGGTCTGTCAAATTCTGTACTGATGTTATCTGCCTTAAAATGCCTTGTGAGTAACGCAAGGTCACAGTTTGGCTTATCTTCGCCATCAAGGTCAAAATCTTCCGACTGTTCAATGTGTAACTGCTGCCACCACTCACCCCGCATAGCGTCCATATAACTTTCTAAGTCCTTAGAAGTAGTATTTCTGTCAGATACCAAATATCCACATATTCTTAATATTCTTGCCATACTTATTCCTCACTTTCTTCTGACCAGTCTAATCTTTGACCGCAATACCAACAATATTCAATTCCACTTACGCAAATAGTGTCTTTGCAAGTAGGACACCGGCAAATTTCCCCTTGTGTAGTGATAAAATCTCTTAATTCACTTTCAATATCAGCACAAGTCACATTTCTTATTTCAGGCTTCTTCGGTATCTGCTTTTCAAGTGTCTGTACAATCAATTCCATATTTTTAAGTGGTATATTATATAACGCTTTTATTTCATTACAACCCATTGATTTAGCTTCTTTAAGAACTGCACTGTAATCATCTGCTAACTGTTTGATAAGTTTGTCTTTTTCTTCCATATTCTCTCCTATTCCGCTTCTGATTGAAGCCATTCAATAATCTTCGGCACGCAAATATCTTCTGTACCATTGCAACTGTCACAGTCATCGCCGCACACAACACAGTCTGCGCAATGTTCAGACACATCGTAAATGTATTTTGCCAATTCTTCATCCGACATATGCCTGATTCCGTCAGCATTAGTCTGTCTGCTATCACATTTACAACAAGACTCATTATCTCTCGAATTGCTGTTGTGCTGGCAGTTACAAGAAATCTTTTCTTCGCTATCATCAAATACCTTTAAAAACATTTCAGCGATTTCTTTCTCGTTTCTACCACACATACCTTTACAATCAATATCCGCAATAACCCTTGAAAAGAAATCTTTGAATTTGTCAACAATATAATCTCCTGTGAAATCGTTAGGTATGTCAATTACCACTTTCATTTTCTGCACCTCTCAATTCTTTCAGCTTTCAGTTTTGCTTCTGCTTCGGATTCTGTTAAAAACCACTCATCTTCAAATTCTTCAAGTGCAACAATTTCATAGCAATCCGGGTCGATATATACCTTAAAGCAAAAACAATCAACATCATCTGCTTCTGAAATTCCTATCACATGAGCTTCCTCGACTCCATATCTTTTCACAATATAAATATTGTCTCCCACCTTGCAAGGCAGCTTGACAAGTCTTCTCTGTCCCTCTAAGTCCTCATATTCTTTTAACTTCTCCCTTAACTCAGCCATAGCCCATAAGTTACGATAGAATACCGCTAATAATCCTATCTGACTATCTATTTCAACTGACAGCATTTCAGCCATATATTCGTCAAAGCTTTCATCTGACATATAAGATAAATCCTCATCACACATATCATTAATAAGATTTCTTGCAAGCTCTCTACAGTCAATATCCAAATTATAATCTCTGTATCTTGCAGTATTATTTTCATCTACATAACAACTATTATGTGCCAATTCAATCATTGGCATAGAATCCGCCGGTTTATTGCTTGTTAATCTCTCCATTCCTACTCCTTTCTAAAACGGGCATTCATTCGGATTTTTTAGAATCCATTCTTTATTGGCTTCTGCAACACTCACATTTGTCCCATAAGCAACTTTTTTCATCTTCTCGATAAAACTATCACTATCAGCATTTTCGCTTGATAAATGGCACATCATGACATTCTGCAAGCTGTCTGAATCGTTAGCCTTGACAAAATCGCAAGCGGTATCAATGCTTAAATGACCTCTGAAAACGTGATTAGCTTTGCCTGTGTTATCCCTGTCGATTAAATCCTTGTCATAATTCACACCTAAGAGAATGTGGTTTATGTCTTTAAACTTCCACTTGATTAATTCACAATCGGTTATGTAAAGCATTCTCCCCATTTCCTTGTGAGTAATCAGAAATCCGAATATCGGGCAAGGTGTTCCGTCTGCATTGGTATGTGTCCAGCTTCCGTCTATTGTTGTTAGGTCAAATGCCTGTACTCTAAAATCTCCATTACCAATTTTCATAGGTTTTTCGCTTATGTATGGGGCAAATACTGGTATTCCCATAGCTTCAAAATCCTTTACTGACTTGCTGTGGTCTGAATGAACGTGGCTGACTATGCAGCCAACCACATTTCTTATGTTCCAATCCAAGCCTTTCTTGATTTCCTTAATTGAGATTCCACAATCAAGGATAAGTGTTTCTTCATTGTCGGAAGTTAAGGCATAGCAATTACCTGTACTTCCTGTTGCTATACATTTAAGTTTCATTCCTTAATTTTTCTGCATCCTCTCTTAACATTATTTTGAATTTTCCACCACACTCACAAACAGCTTTTGTGTCATAAACATTCCAATTTTCGTTAGAACGTGATTCATCTTTTTGCTGTGGCTTTCCGCACGATTCGCACGCAATTATTATTGGATTTTGTTTCATATTTACATTTCACTCCTTTAATACTTAATACTCATATTTCCGTGTTCGTTTACCCAATCAATAGCTTCTGCGTATGTCACACCATTATTTTTTAAGTGATACAGTAAGTTGTAAAATTTAGGGTGTGTTTCTTTTAGCCTCAAAAATCTGCTTTCTTTCTCTAAGTGACATCCGAATCCGCACAGTACACAGCCGGTCCTTTGACATCCTGTTGTTTTCAGCAATGGTCTTTCCTTATCAAAAATCCCAAAATCCGCAAATGACATCTGATTTTCACATTGCCCCATAGCTTCATAATCTGTGACTACTTCGCCGTAAACGGAACATATTGGCAGATTATTTTCTTTAATGTAAAGCAACACATCTTGTTCTGTCCAAAAGCTCATAGGATTGCTATGTGGTCTTGTGACATTAAAAGCATTACAACCATCTTGTAACCATTTCTGTGTACGCATAACACTTTCGCTTGCCATAGTCGCTATAATAGGCTTTCTGCCTGTTTCTTTTTCATAGTCGTGTGCAGGCTTTTTCTTCATAATGTCGCAACATAAGTCACTTATCTCAAATGGTGCGTCAAGAAAGAATTTATATTTTTCTTGATTAAACTGACTGTAATTGCCTTTGCTATCTGTCAATTCTCCATTTAATCTGCGTAACCTATATTCTGAACCGCTAGGGATAACTCCCATCTGCAAACTCTTGTACTGTTCGTTCTGCTTGTTTATTCTCCTGTCTATTCCTAGCAGGTCCGCCATATAGCAAGCATACGGAACTGTCTGTCTGTCTGTCTGTCTGTCTGTCTGTCTGTCTGTCTGTCTGTTAAGATTGTGTTATTAGATTTTTGACTGTCAAGGTATTTAACATATTTTCTTGCACCACTAACGCAATTTGACACTTCCTTGCTAATCATCGGAAATCCATACTGTTCACAAACTTCTGCGAATGAAATCTTGGGTTTCAAAATCACAAGATTATCAAAAGTCTGTGCAAACTGCTTTAACTCTGGATACTGTGTCGGAACATCTACGAATACAAAAGGGATATTTTTATATCCACAAACTTCTCTGATTATGTGTCCTAAAACTGTGCTGTCTTTGCCGGCACTAAATGATAGATACACTCCATCTTCGCCAAATTCATCAACCCAGTTCCTTACCCTCTCTGCCGTCATTAAAACCTTGATATTCAGCGGTAATGCCTGCCATTGGTATAATTCTTGCATTGTGTGTTTTGCCATAATCACACCTCGATTTCATTGTCCTGTGGGAACTGGAAGTACTCGGTTGTAGCTTTCCGAAATTGCTCCTCACTCAAAATACTTTGAACTTCCTCAAAACGCTTTGAGTTAGCTGTGCAATGATAAAACACATTATTTTCATACACTTTTCTCAGTATTTCCATAGCCTTAACTGCTTTTTTTTCTGTTGAATAACTACCCATTACATATCTTTTATCACCAACTTTGGCAATAACACCTTCGCATTCAACATAAACAACTGCCATTTCATAAGGAACATCTATTATTCCGTCTTGTGAAATTACTCTCATTCAAAACTCCTTTTCTAACAAATCTTTATTGTCAAATTTGTTGCCAATAACTTCAATTTTTTCTTTCCATGGAAAAGTCGGCGAATAATTAGGATTGTCTATCCAGCGAATAAGGAACGCTGTGTTGGCAATATCGTATTCAATTATACCGATTGTAGGCTCTCCTGCTTTAGGCTTATCAGTTCTTTTTACAATGTCATTTTCGTACATCATATTTCCGTTTTTATCTTTTAGTCCTGTACATTGGCATACTGTACGTTCGTCAACTTCATCGATAGTAATAAAATTCAATATGTGGTCGTATTCTGTAACGATATAAGGCATGCCAGTAAAAGTGTGAATCAAATTTCCGATAGCCCATTCGTTGGTATCTTTTTGCTTTGTTTTAAATAAATATCTATCTTCCATATTTTCTCCTATTCCTGCATAAACGGTGGAAGCGTACTGTCTTCTGCCTGTTCTTCGGTTACTTCCGTGGCTGTGGTGTCAACAATGTCTGATTCGTCAAAATCAATGCTGTTAGCGTTTTCAGCAATTTCAGCCTGTGCGGCTTGATATACTTCGTCCATTTCAACCTGTGCCTGCCGTGCCATTGGGTCATAGTTCTTAGGATATTTCCTTGTCGCATTGTTACACATTTTTCTCTGAATCATACTCTCCGGTGTATCGAGCCAAGCACCGCTGATAAATGGTCTTGCAAGTTCACATTCAAGCATTTCATCAACTGTCTTACACGCTCTTAAAGCGTTAAGTATTTCTTCTTTCTTAGCCTTAATTTCTGTTTTCTGCTTTGGTGTAGCGTTGTATCTATCCTCACAAATGCCAAAAGTCTCATTCATTATGTTTTGCTTAACATGAGCTAAAAGATTTACCTTAACGCTGTCTCTATCAGCAGAAAGATACGTAACTGTTCCGTCTGCCAATTTAACAGGATAAACAACTCTTACTGCTTTATCAGACTGTCCATTTTCCTCCCACTCCGGTTCTGTAATTGTAAGTCCCTTGTGTTTAGGCGGTATGTACTTATCTCCCTCCTTAATTACCCAGTACGGATATACCTGTTTAACATCTTTGCCGTAATTAGCAAGCAAAGAATCGTAGCCGCTACCCTCAATTCCCATTTCAACCTGTTTCTGCCAAATATCTTTTCCGGTCTGCGGGTCAACGCCTATTTTTACGTTTCGCAACTGAAAATAGCACTCTCTCGGATATGCACTCGCATTTAATTTAAGGCTTGCACAACGCTTGACAATGCCCCTTAAATTGCTTGTATCAAGATTTCCCATATTAATCTTAGGGTCACTCTTAACAAGATTAAATATGCTTGTCATAGCTTCCATAGCGCACTCTTTTGCGTAATCGTCCATATCCATTCCAACAGCCTTATAATCATTGATAATAAGTCCTGTCATTGTATTGCTCCACTCACTTAAAGAGGTGGTAAACGCTTTCTTTTCCGCAACTGCTGTATTCTCTGCCATAATCTCTATTCCTCTCTTTCTAATAATTCTTTTACATATAAATCTGTATTTTTCGGGTATCGGTTGCAGTTTGAAGTTACCCGCAAAGTATGTTCTGCCAGTTCTTTTGCTTTTAAAATAACTTTTAAATCCGTTTCTGCCATTTACTAGTCCTCTGATTCAAAGATTGCAGATGAAAAGATACAAAATGGACGAACACCGCTGCGGCCGTCACAATTGCCGTTGAAGATGCCGCCGGACGGCGAAACAACGGTCGTTTCCACTTCATAGCTGTTGGATTTTGTTGACCATGGTGTACAAGTCCACCACCAATAACCGGCATTTGGAATCAACTTTCTGTATTTTCGATATTCATCTACTGTCAATAACGAAACCATATCCTCACACTCACCGTATTCAGTCTGGCCATCAAGCGATAGCAAGTTTCGATTAAACGAAATAATATTTTCTTTACCGATTTCTCCCGCAATTTTTTCTAAAAACACATTATCAAGATACTCTTTCAAGCCGCTGTTGCTCCAATTATTTGTTTTGTTAGCAAATGGCATTGAATCTTCCAGCTTATCAGCAAGACACATATATCCTTTATCTGTAATATCAAGGATTGTCCATGTGAGCCCCGCAAGTTTAAATGTATCTCCTGCGCTTAATCCGGCTGGAATCTTTCTTGTTTTTTCAACTGCTTTTAAAACAGCAACTTCATTTCTTAATTCATTAATCTGCTCTTGTAAACTTTTCATTGTCAATGTCATAATCAATCATTCTCCTTTTGATACAAAGATATTAGATTTTAAGATACAAAAAGGACGAACACCGTCGTAGTTGCCACAACCGTCGTAGTCGACGTTGCCGGACGGCGAAACAACGGTAATTGTACGCTTCCAACCCCTGTCAGCCGTAGACCACGGCGTACAAGTCCACCACCAATCGTCTAAATCTTTATTAACAAGCAAGTTGTTATACTTTCTTGCTTCGTCAAACGTTATCGGTCTTACCTTGCAATAACAAGGATTAAACTCACCTTGCATATCAACAGATGTTAAGCTAACCGCCTGTTTAATAATGTTGCCTGCTCCAATCTCTGATTCAATGACCGGTTGGATGTTTTCTTCAATAACTCTTTTAAGATTAGATTTGTTGTAATCTCTTGTATTGCTGTCAAAAACAATACCCTTTGCCATAAAGCCTTTGGATATTACATTTGTCGTGCCACTGCAACCGTTTTGCTCAAGAACGATAAAATCATGTTCTCCGATTTTAAACGTTTCTCCTGGCTGTAATTCTGATAACTGCACCTTATTATCCTTTTCTGATTCTTCTAACTTTCTTACAAGTTCTCTAGCAAGTTCCAATTCTCTACTCATTTAATTTTCCTCACTTTCATTTATTATTTTTAATTCAGCTTTGAGTTTTTCAATTTCTTCCAATTTGTTTGCAATTCTTCTTTCCGCCCCGTTTCGGAACACCTCTTTTGCATATTCAAAGTTAGGTTCTGTAAGAAACAGGTAATTAAAATCAATTATTCGCCCAACATCATCTTTCCTCACCACACTATAGTCGTTTGGAAAGGCTCTATCAACGGACTTGTATGTCTTAGGTTTCTCTTCTGCTTCACAAACCTGTACTGTAATTCCTGTTTTTTCGTATTTTCCAGCTGTATTCAATTTGTAAAAATAAAGTTTCATATTATCCCTCCACAATCTCTAATTTCTCACTATTATTAACAATCAGCATAATCAACTGGCTGTCAACCATGCCTGCTACCCGTTTCTGATTGTCGGTTGATAGGCTTTCACTGTCGTCTAGGAAAATCGGACAGCTAATACTGCTAATTTTCTGAATTGACTTGCAAATATCAACTCTACCCAAAATTCGGTTGCCCTTGTTTGACACGGTCGTAAGAATCGACTTGCCGTCAATTTTCGGAATGCAAACTGATTTGTAATTTCCATTCTTAGCCAGTTCAAACAACTGCCATTCAACTAATTCAAAATGGCTGTTAATAGCTTCTGACAGCATTTCATTCTTTGCTTTGTCCAGTTCTTCAAGCAATGCAAGAATCTTTTCTGCGTTCGCCTTGTTCTGTTCAGAATCAAGCCTTGTTTTCTTCAATTCTTCAAGCCGCTGTTCATCTGCGGCAGTATCGGATTTAGCAATCTGATTCTCACAGCATGATAACTGCTGTCTTAAATCCGTTTCCTGTATCTTTAATTCTGCCTTTATTGCCAAAATGTCATTAGCCTTGTGCATAGCTTCTTCCTTTTCGGCTATCTGCTGTTCAAGTGCCTTGTATTCATCTGTTCCTGTTACATCAATTTCAACTGGAAGTGCCGCTAATCGGCTTTCAAGGTCTTTTAACTTTTTTTCCTGTTTATCTGTTTCAGATTTGTGTGCGGCAATTTCTTCATTCAATTTAGCAACAGATTCTCTTTCTGAATCCACAAGAAATTTAATCTTGTTGCCCCTTTCAGCTTCGCTTTCGAGTGCCGAAGCCTTTTTAGATTCAAAGTTTTTAATAAGTAATTCAACTTTGTCTGCCGGCAACTCCTGTCCGCACATCTGACAAATTTTTTCATTTTCGTCAAACTGCATTTCATGTAATTTCGTCCACGTCCCCCTAGCTTCCTGCAATTCAAGCGTGTATCTGCCAATAACTGCATTGGCTTTTTCGATTTCATCATTAGCTGTTTTAATGCTTCTTGAAATTTCATCAATCTTACGCTTGACGTCAACGATTTCATCATCAATCCGTCTTCTCTGTTTGAAATTTTCTTCATTTGCCTTGCGACCCATGTCATTCAGTTCAAATTTAAGATTGATAATATCGGTACTTGCCTTATCATATCCGGATAACAGCTTATCATTGTCAGTCTGCTTTGCTACACAATCGGCAATCTGCTCTTTAAGGCTGTTCTTCTGTAATTCAAGGTCAGATGTATCTACGGCCTGTTTAAGCTGTATATCTCTTTCCTTTTCCTTAATCTGTCCGTCAAGAATAGGCAAATCCTTTGTAATTTTGGTCTTGATAGCCTTATTCATAGCCAATAATTCCTCTGCCGCATATTTGTTCAACAGTGGAACTAACTCGGCTAATTCGGTCTGCTGGCGTGCTACATCAATATCAGAAACGTCCTCTACTAAATTGAATAAATATTCTCTCATGTCTGCCGGTTTCTGATTAAGAAATGCGTTCACATTACTACACATCTTAAACACGTTCATATCAACATCAAGATACGCGTTAAAATCCTTTAATGTCTTAGGCACATCGTTGACGAAATACTTGTTATCGTCCTTATAACTGCTGCCATCCTTACTGTAGGTACGCTTCTGCACTTTTTTCATAATTACTTCTTTCCCGTCAACATCAAGCACCAGTGTTGAACTGGTGTCCATATCATCAACGGACTTTCCGCCTACTTCCCGGCGCACAACCGGATTATCTTTTAATTCATAATCACAGTTAAACAGGCACCAGTTGTATGCCGTAGCAATACTGGATTTTCCTTTGCCGTTCATTGCGGCGATTTTTGTTAAATCAAAGAAGTTAAATTCTTCATGCGCATAACACATGAAATTTTCTAATATAATTTTTAACAGCTTAATCTTCATCCCATTCCACCTTGTCCCTTTCTTTTTCAATTTTTTGGGCTTCAAACTCATTTCCCAAAATTCTGTACATGTCCACCAGTGATATGTACTTATCCGCTTTTGTTTTGCTCAAAAGCACTTGAACTCTTGTTTCTGTGTCCAAAAGTGCTTCATACCGTTTCTTCGAAATCTTAATCTTCGCCATTTTCGGAATCCCCCTCTCGTAAATTATTGATTGACAATTCGTAGGCTGTCTTAATTTCTTCTGTGCCGTCTTCATACCTTTTCAGATATTCACGGCTTTGCAGTCTGCCAGTACAAGAGATTTTTTCGCCCACATTCATAAGCCCTGCCTTAACAGCTTTTCTTCCCCATGCAACGCACGGGATATAATCTGATTTGCCGTACTTCCGGTTACTTGCTACCAGTAAGTCAGTAATTTTTCTGTTCAGCGGCGTTTCACGGAAAATTGGTTCACGACAGATATATCCGTCCAGTTCCGCAAAATTTCCGTCTTTTCCCGGATACTCTGTAACGTCTTTTGCAAAAACAAAGATGTGGCAGTGACCGTCATAGTTCATTGTTCGGATTTCTCCGAAAATTTTAACTTGTTCATCTTCCTTAATATTTTTAAGGAAAATTTCTGAAAATGTAACGTTGAGTGTGTCCGGGACACCACTTGTCCTCACACTTGTAATCTGTGTTGAGTAGAATTTTTCACCATGGCTTTCGTGAGAAAAAACCGGTTCTTTTGTGGCTCTCCCACTTATTTCAATTTTGTTCATTTTTTTGTCCTCTTTTCTTTTAATTATTAAAGTCTTCTTTTACGACATCAATCTTGACAAGTCTTTCCCACTTGACAAAATTAAATACTGCTTTGGCTTCTGTGCCGTCTTCCTGTGGCACAAGCACTCTGTTATTAAGTGCTACAATTACTGGCTTGTCGCCTGCAGCTTTTAAAAATTGTGCCTGTAATCCGATAGGTGCGACAATGGCAATAATGTCGCAGTCGTTGATTTCTTCCTGCAACTCGCTTGCCGATTCAATCGACCGGTCAATCTGCACAATTTCAACGTTCCCCAGTGCGGCTAACTGTGGCTCTGTCATTTTGTGCCGAGAAAACCACAGCACCTTTTTAGGCTTCGGATTTTCTTCAAATCTTACAACCTTGCCGTCATTCAAAATGACCGACTTGTTTTTCATTTCCTGCATTTCTACGCAGTCCTGTACTGTTACCTCTTCTTTATTCATCTTTTTCTCCCTTTATTAATCTTTGTGAATTTGTCAATCGTTTTCCGGCTTCCGGTTTCCTTATTAATAAGTTTTAAATAAAACTCTGTTTCTTCAACCAAAAGCCAATGTTCGGCATTTAAGTGGTGCGCCGAACACGCTTCTTTCTGTTGCCTTGTAAGCTTCTTTGGCTGTTTCATTTTTTATCCTTTCCGTTACTCCACGAGTAAACCAAAGCAAGTCCGACTTCAACGAGGATTGTGAAAATTACTCCTGCCACAAATGGATTAATATACATTTTCATACCCCTTTCTAAAAACTCATGCACATCTGCGCATTGGAATTTTCAATCTGTTCTGAAAGCACGGTCGGCGGCAAATAGCAATCAATAAACTCATGCACATCTGCAATGTATTTGCGTTTTATACTCTTGTATGTCGAAACGCACCCGTATTCGCGCTTCAACTGCCGGTATATGTCCGCAAATACCGAACTCCTCACGCTACTGTCTTTGTATGCGCTGGTGTTCTTGCCGCCCAGTACATCAACTACTTTCCTTTTGATATGCTTCTGCACTTCGTCTATTTCACAGCCGTACAGCGGCATATCATTTTCAAGGGAAGATATTTTATCTTCAACCTTGTCGATTCTTTCATTCAGCTTCACATTGCCTTTTGCAATAAGCCGAATTTTTTCCTCATCTGTCATGTCCATGTTGTAGTTCCCCGTCTTTCTGATTGACGGAAGAACCTCTGACGTTACCCAGTCAGTAAATCTTTCAGCACTTGCCTTGCGGCTCTGAAAGATTGTTTTATACAGGTTTGGTTCGTTAATGTAAACCATTTTCTGTGTTCCACCATTTGTAAGGGTGTCCACAGTATGGATACCCTTTTCAGATAACCTCTGTTTGACATTTCCTACATTTGTAATTTCCAATGCCCTGCAAACATCAGCCAAACAAAACATTGGCTCGTCATTTACGATTACCGTTCTGACGTTTCCAAATTCTTCTGAATTAAAAACCTGTAAATTTGTATCTGCCATTTCTTCTCCTTTCTGTGATATAATCCTCTTATCTTTATTAAAGGAAAGAGGTGAATGTCTATGGCTAAATGTCCACAAAATTCATTCAAAGAGTGCTATGGCTCTGAATGTGAATGGTACATAGCCGATAAAGGGTTATGTTCTATTACCTGCATTGCTCAAAGCACAGGTGATATCAGTGTTCTTCCTTTGGCTTTTCAGTATTTAAAAGATACCCAAAAGAATCAGCTATTCGACAAATAGCTGATGAAAGTTCAACCAAACTAGGTTTGTACCCTCTATCGTTAGGTTTAACTTTCTTACTTTCCTCTGCCAACAGCTCCATCTGCTGACAGAGGATTTCTAAAACGTGTTCTTTTTTACTCTCCATCTCCTACTCCTGTTTCGTCCTTGTTTTTAGGCTTATCTGCCATAGTTTCCACCATTCCAAGTAAATAACCTTTTTGGTAATCCGACATCTTTGGAATAGTATCTTTTAATTTTTCAACAATTTCTTTTTCTTTTTCACTCATGTTCTCACCTCGCTTCCATTTGTTGATTGTAAAACAATTATATGTCGGTGTAAAACTTTTGTCAAGAACTTTTTGTTGATTTTTTCAACAAAGTATGATATATTACTTTTTAGAAAGGAGGAAAAAAGGAATTGAACAATAGAATTAAAGAAGTCCGAAATCATTTTCATTTAACACAACAGGAATTTGCTGACAAAATAAAAGTCAAAAGAAATACTGTTGCAACGTATGAAATGGGTAGAAGCGTTCCTAGTGATTCGGCAATAGCTTTGATTTGCAAGGAATTTAATGTAAACGAGTTTTGGCTACGCACAGGAAAAGGCGAACCCTATATTAAAAAAAGCAAAGATGAAGAAATTGCTGAAATGCTTGCAGACATTCAAGCCGCTGGTGAAAAAAGTTTTAAGTACAGACTTATTGCGGCACTTAGAAAATTGAACGAAAAAGACTGGGACAGTTTAGAGAAGCTTGTCGATTCAATGATTGAAAACAAATAAAAGAAGCCGGGATAACACATTATGCTATCCCGGCAATTTTATTTAAGTAATCTTTTTATGTACGCATATATAACTTTAAGCCAATGCGTATTATCACATTTATTTATTAATTTAAAAATCTCATTTCTGTAGAAAACATTTTCAGTGTTATCTTTTTTACACATAATTTACCCTCCGTATTCCCCGACACAAAACATAAAGTAGCGATACAAACATTATAGAACAAATGTTTGTTTCCGTCAAGATTGGAACAAAGGTCGCTGATGTAAATTAAGGTTATGTAAAGGGGCGGCGGCGCAATGCCAAATAGCGCAACCGCCCGCCGGAACTTGAATTGCCCAATCTTTTGGACAATTTAATTTTACATAAATTACCAGTTTTACACAAACAAATTAAAACGCAAAAAACGACATTTACTCTAAAATTGTCTACATTTTATGGGGTATTATGTCAAAAAATATCAAATTAACAACACGTATAGTACAAATTTACTATTGGTTCGACAAATCTTAAATTATGTGCTATTATTATCAAAAAATAAAAAGGAGAATTTTTTATGAAAAAGAAATTATTATGC